CACCGTCATTCTCTGCCTCTGCGCGTGATCAAGCAGGTTCGCTAACTTCGGCATCGCCTATCCCCTTAAGAATGTCCGTAACGCCCGTTTCCGTGGCGTCCGATTCGATATCCAATGCCCGTGCTTCCTCCAGAACCTTGATTCTCTGCGCTTCCTTCAATCGAGTATCAGCCTGTTTATTGCCAATCCCCGCTTGAATCTCCGCAATCTTCGCCTGACTCTCGTTAATCTTCACTTGGGCATCAAGCTGGGCCTGTTGCGCCTTGATTTCCGCATCCCTTGCGGACAGTTGCGCCTCGTATTGCGCCTTCTGACTCTCAAATTGCGCCTTTTGGCCTTCAATCTGTGCCCGCATGACCTTCGATTGCGCGTCAGTTTTCATCGCTTCGGCCTGCGCCTGGGCAATCAGCAACTCAGGTGGCGGCTGTTGTGGCGGAGGATTCGGATTAGCCCTTACAAAGTACCGCTCAGACTGTTTCCTGCCTGCCGCAGCAACAAGGTCATCAAGCGTGTTGTAAATCGTGTCCGGGGTAGCCAAGCCAATCGCCATAGCCTGCTGCTGAAGGCCCAGAATTGTCGTGAACAACTGAATGTCTTTAGACTTGTCGTTGAACCCAAGGCCCACATTCACGCTCACGTTGTCCCTATCCCTCCAATCCGAAGGGTCTACCTCCATCCACTGCCCTTTCCTGCGAAGCATGATCGGCCGCTGGCTGTGTTCCTTAAGGAGCCTGTGTGCCTTCTTCACAAGCCATTTAAAGCCTGTCTCGGCAAAGACCCTAGCAATCATCTCGATACGCTGGGAAGCCTGCTCTAGCGCCCCTGAGAACGCCCCCATAGTGCTCTGCTGGATGACTTTGGGGTCAAGGCTGAGATTAGGTGCTATACCCGTTCTGGTCTGCTGTGCGTCTGTCACATACTGGATAACCGGAAGGATTTCACCCAGATATGACGTGGCCTGATCCGTCCGGATTTGAGCATGATCCTCTACCGGGATGAACTCAGCCAACGGGTCAAGCAAGGCGCTCATCGTCTTGCCGTCATCGGTCAATGCCGAGATGCCGACGAAGGTTCTAGGACGGTTCTGCCGATACACGTTATCCAGCAATTGCCGCATCAACGTGGATTTGAGCTTTTCCAGGTCTTTAACAAGGTCAGCCAACGACAAGCCAGGGTGTCTATGCGGCATGGGAACCGATGACAGCGCAATGATTGGCTGATAGTCGTATTCGTCATTAACGAATGGCTTGTCGCCAATCAGAAGAACCCTTCGACGCTCTGCTACCCCATCCCCGTCGTAATCCACCAGACAGGAGCAGTCATGCACCCAATAGGTTCTAAGGCTCTTATCGTCGGCGTCATCGGCCCACGTTTCATCCTCAGTCCACAGGCGATTATTGCGCTCCGAATCCCAATCCCCCCCAGAATCCGGGCTGATATCGTCCAGCTTCTTTCGGTCATACCCGTTCTGGACTAGCCATGAATAGGTCTTTTTCGTCCTGTGGGCGACAAATACGCAGTCATCCAGATTCAGGGTCGTGCAATCAGCGTCTACAAGGGTTTCCTCCCCCGGCATCGCCTCAAAACGGAGCTTGGCTTCTTTACACGTCCGCTTGACCTTCACGTCATAGGCGATGCTAGGAACGCCCATCGGATCAATGGTGATGGCTTCGGCCTGTTCCGTTATCTCGACATACTCATCATCCATGAGCATCGCAAGTTCGGCAGGGGTCAGCCCTTCATACTGCTCAGACTTAACGGATTCGGTCTGATCCATCCAGATACGGGCGTAAGCCACCGGCTCTATAAGCGCCGACTTGAACCAGTTGTGAATCTGGATGAAAAACCCGTCATCTTTGGACAGGGCCGCATTGACGGCTTCAGTCTCCTGCTCGGCCTGCTGCTCATCCTCCATGCCCACAGGCTCAAACGCCGCGACGTTATCCCCCGAAGTAAACACCCGAAGCAATGAGGGTAGCGCCCATTCCACCGTTTCCAGCACTTCACGCGAACGGTACGCGGAGTACCCTTTGCGTTCATTGCCGAAAGGTTCCCCTAGATAGTAATCCAGGTTCTCCCTGCGGTTGCTGGACAGGTCGCCGCCGTCCGCATTCATGGCGGCTTTGATCCTGTCCGCCAGGAACCCGACTAGCTCCTGCTCCCCCATTGCTTCAGCCATTACGCAGCCGTACCAACGATGTACCAAGCCGATCCATCGCAGACAATCTCCGTGGATTCCCATTGGGCGTTCATCAGGGCGCTAGTGGTAGCGCCGTTGATAGTCTCCGATGCGTTTCCGTCAAGGGTAATAGCAGAAGCCGCTGCCGTGGTTTTGATGAACTTGTAATTTACCCCCGCCGATACCGCTGCCGGGGGAAGCGTGATAGTCATCGTCCCCGTGTTGCCTACCAGAATCACACCCGAATCATTCGGAGTAAGCGTGGTGGCCGCGACAATGGTCTTGACCGGGGTAAGGAAGGGACTGCGATAAATACCGCCCATGTGTAGCTCCTAAAGTATCCAGTTGGATGAAGTGTCATGTTTCTGAAGCGCCGCGATCCTTCGCGTACTCACAGGAGGTTCAAAGCCTGACCCCTTGCGGTATCCCTGCGCGTGCTGTCGCAGCGCATCTGCGGCGTGAGAGGCCCAGTTGTGGGCTGGCTCTGGCCGCAAATCCATTAGCTTGTCCGATCTTTCATAAGCGTAGGATGCGAGGCATTCCAATCCCCGTTCACACCGCTTCTCGTCAAACCAGTACGATGCAAACCGTTGCCGCACCATCTCCAAGCCTTCATGTATGTGGCGAATCCTCGGGACTACCGTAATCGGCTTGATCCCTGCCGCCTCAAACATCTGCTTTCGGTTCTTGTTACCGAATCCGAGAATCTCATGCTCTACGTCATGGGGCATGTAGACCCTGCCCACGTTATAGCCCTTGGCCTTCACCGCCTTGGCTATCTCGTCAATGTCGGCCCCTGTCCATTCGTCGTAGTCAATGAACCGATCATCCGGCCCGATTCTCTGGTGATACCAGCAAGACGTCGCATCGGCCTTGCCCAAGTCGAAAAACAGGTTGACCTGTTCCGCTGGCTGGATAGGCAACCGGCATATCCGGTTCTCCGAATACGCCTGCTGTAGCTGCTTGGCATACACCGCCCCATCGGCGTACCGCATTAGCTCGCCTTCCCAGACGTGCAGATACTTGTCAAAGTCCGTGGCCTTCAGATGCTCCATTTCCAGCATCATTTCAGGCGTGCGCCAGGGGTTATCGCGCCATGACACCTTGCGTACCACAGCATAAGGGGGCGGATTCAGCACAAACCGTTGGTAAGCCGGGTCGCTCTTTAGCTCAGGGTTGAACGTGGCCCATATCTCAGAGCCTTCCTTTCGGATGGTCGGGATTAGTTTTGTCCAGCTATCCTCGGATACCCGGTTAGCCTCTTCCACCCAGCATATGTCAACGCCCTCAGTGGATTTTATGCTGTCGATGTTCTGCCACAAGCCTTGAAAGAATATACGCGACCCGTTGGGGTGCGTTATCTCCGTGTTCGTGGCTGTGTATGGAAAACCGTTAGCTGCTGCCCTGCCCTTCAGCAAGGCGTGTACAGACTCCTTGATAGAGCTTTGTATCTCCCTTGCACACAGCACCCTGAGAGGCTTGGAATCCGCTAGGGTCAAGATAGCGTCTGCCGCTGCCGTGCTCTTAGCGCCCCCTCTACCACCCCATGCCACCTTTATCCTGGCTGGCTCGTAGAGGTAGGCGAACGCTTCAGGCGTCTGGATTCGACGGACGGACAAGCTCTACCTTCGTCATGGTGTATACCGGCCCGCCATCTTCGCCAGTCACCTCCACCGATTTAACATCAGGGAGGTACTTGTTAATGAGCCGCAACTTGGTGTCTATGGCTATCTTGTACCTTGCGAGCATGTCGGCTTCCACAACCTCATCGCTTGATGCGATTTTGTTCGCCATATCAATCACATGCTGCAAGTGCCCCCCATTGGCTAACTGTTCTCTCAGCGCCTCCTTACGGATGGCCCTGTTACGCTCTTTTGGGGTTGGAGGCATAAGTCATGCGATGCCCTTGCGGGATGATCGCCCTGTTAAGCGGGTGCGGAATAAGTCAGGCTGGAAATGCTTACCGTGTCGCCTACGCCCACCGACAGGCTGGATAGGTTGATATCGCTACCACTGGTAGAGACTGCCCCACTAAACACAAGTGTTGCCGTAGAGTCGTATACCTTGAACTTAGCCACCGTGCCGCCAGTGGCAGAGGTGTCCGAAGTGATGGCGCTAGCCGTAGCCGTGCCACTGGAAGAAGCGCCAAAAGCCGGGTCGCTAAACGTCAGCGTTGCAACCTCAACGTCACCAGATGTTTGAAACTGGAGCGTTCCAGCCCCCGCCCCTGCGTCAATCAGGTCAACAACGTAATTGCAAAGACC